GATATGATTGGACATACGAACAAAAGATACAGTATGCAGCAGAACTTATTGATGATTTTTTAGGAGAAAGACCATGAGTAAAATAAAAGACGAACTAATTGGTGCAGAAAATGCTGTTAGAGATGTCGCGGATAAGGCAACGATGCGTGTAGATAATGTTGAGGCTCTCCGTATATCTTTCCCTGCATTAGACAAGCAATTAGGAAGCCGTAGGAATAGATTTGTACAGGCTGTTAAACATTTACTAGAAGAAACCAAGCATCCCGAAGTTAATAATTCTTTTATCGGACAGGTTGCTTATACTTGGTTGGTAGATGAGGGTAGACGAGCAGAGGATATCGAAGAAAACTTAGAACTTGAAGAAGAAATCAGGAGGGATGGTCTTTATGAGTAAAACAAAAACAATTATGTTTGGAGATTTCGATAAACAAACTACTGAAACTTTAAGCAACATCATAGATTGGGAGCTTAATGAAGAAGGGATTGAGCCTTTGTCTTATGCTTTCCATATTGAGGTTGAGTATATAGAAGAGGATAAATCTAATGACTTATAAATTATTATCAGTAAACAGCAATCCAAAGATTCAAAAGAGCAATACTTTATCAGATGAATATTGGTCGTGCATATTACACTTACATCCTACTAATGCTCGCATCTGTCCGTATCAAATCAAGGCAGGCTGTAAAGATGTATGCTTAAATACAGCAGGATTGAGTGGTATATTCCCTAGTATTCAAGAAGCTAGACAGCGTAAGACTGATCTCTTTCTTAATAACCGAGAAGAATTTATGTCGTTGTTGGTGTTGGATATTATAAAGTTTATCGGTGCTTGTAAGCGTAAAGGTAAGAAGCCAGCAATCAGACTCAATGGTACATCAGATATACCATGGGAAAATATTATTGTTGAAGGTGGACAAACCATCTTCGAGATGTTTCCGCAAGCACAGTTCTATGATTACACCAAGATACCTACAAGAAAAACAAACTACATATTTAACTACCATCTAACGTGGTCGTACAGCGAAGCTGATTCTAAATATGCAGCATTGTTTGATAAGGTTAAGCACAATATAGCTGTAGTTTTTAATGGTGAACTACCAAAAACTTTTCGTGGTCGTAAAGTTATTGATGGTGAAAAACATGACATGCGTTTTAAAGATCCGCGCAATGTAGTTGTTGGACTTAAAGCAAAAGCCGAAGCCAAGACAGAAGACAACGGCTTTGTAATCTATATATAATAAGAGGGAAACACATGAAAGGTTTATATATTGATCCTAAGAGCCAGACAATACAAGATGTTATTTTAAATGATGAAAATCAAATTCGTGTATTGTCTGTGTTAGAAATAGCACAGCTTATATTAGAGGTGGACTTCGTGCAAGAAATGTGGTATAATGAAGACTATGATTTGTATTGCGGAGACCAACAAGAATTAAGTAGATATAAAAAACTTCATTGGTTTAAATATAACATTGAGGATAGCGAACAGTACATATGTAATAACGCTGTTTTAATTCCTAAAAATATTGAAGGTGCTATACATATATTACCATTAGGTTCTTTAATAGAATGGGTTGACGAGTACACTCCTCCAATACAGGACTTTATTATATGAAAAAGAAACAACTTAAAAAGTTGAGGCAAACTGTTAAGCTTATTCAAGTTCAATGGTTGCACAGCTTATTGTCTGAAGAAGACGCTAAACAAATTAACGTGGATAATGTATCAGAATATATCAGCACAGAAACACACACATTTATTAATGGTCAATATGAATTAACATATATGTCTGATCGTTGGGTGCTTAAACAACTCAAAAGAAATCCACACATTAAAACATTTAAAGAAATAGAATCTTTATTTAATCAAAAACAAAAAGCAAAGGAAGAATTATGGATGAATATGTAGCAACTGTATTGATGGAAGGAGAAAAAACACCGACCGAATTAAAAAGTTTTGGTCTGACTCCAGAAGAAATAGTAGATAATATGGTACTACTGCCTAGTGTAGAGTACCTATATCATATAACAAGATTGAGGGATGAAGAAATATGGGATTTTGATACTGAACTTGAGCCTTTAAGAGAACTAAGACAATTGATTTCTAAAACAGGCGGAGAGATAGGTCTTAAAATAAGCATTGAAAAAGAAGATGACGATGATACAACAATACATTAAATAGTTCTTGCAATTGTTTTTGTTTTGTGGTATAATCTGCACATAAAAAGAGAAAAGGGAATTAAGAGTATCGGGATGCCCTCTATCTCCTAATAAAACCGATCGTGTCTCGTAAGGGTAGACTGCTCGCCAACCCTTACAAAATATTATAGAGGAACTATATATGATAAAACAAGGCAAATGTAAGTATGCATGGGTTACAACTCCTAATACTAAGTTTCAACCAACTTATACTATTAACTTGGAAGTATCTGAAGAAGAATATAATGAGTATAAATCTAAAGGCTTTCCAACTAAACAGGATGAGGATGGGTTTTACATGGTCATAAGACGCAAAGTTGATGGACCAAGTGGTATGAAACGTGCAGCTCCTAGATTGTTTGACGAAAGCAAAAACGAAGTAGATGTTCAAATTGGTAATGGCTCTGAAGTTAAGGTTCAGTACTCTGAATACACTGGCGAAAACCAATACGGCAACTATGCAGGTTTTGATTTACAAGCAGTTCAAGTTGTTGATCTAATAGCAGGTCGTTCGCAAGATGGGGATGAGTTGCTCGCAGGCGGAGAGGAGTTCTAATGGAAAACCACGACCCTGTAATAACAATTGATGGTGTTACTCAAGTACGAAGTGAAATGGAAACTGAACTTGAAAGAGATGTGTTTGATATGATTCTTCAATTACGTACTGAAGAAAGAACACTGAATCTTAGATTGCTTAGTACTCAGTTTTCAAGAAACGGCATGTGTAATACATTGATTGGTTTGAGAAACGGAGAAGCTACAGCAGAAGCTGTAACAGAAGACTTCGCTCAAGAAGAAACTGATGAAGTAGAAACTACTGAATCATAATGATAACGGCTAGGCTTGTACTCACAGGTCTAGCCTCCCATTTTGGAGATAGAAATGGAACTAAAACAAAGCACGTTTGTAAAACATAAACTACCCTGTCCTTCATGTGGCGGATCAGATCCGGTATCAATGAACAATGACGGCTCGGCTAAATGCTTTAGCTGTGGTACATTTTTTACAGACTATAAAAATCCAAAAGGAACAGCGACAGTTAAGAAAGTGAACAGCACATCTTATTTAAACGCATACACAGGAACAACTGGTTCTTTAACTGATAGAAATATATCAGAAAAAACAGCAAACAAATATGGTGTTCGTGTTGTTTATAACAGTGATGGAAGTATTGCTGAACACGTCTATCCGTACTATAATAGCAATGAAATTGTTGCAGTTAAAACTAGATACGTAACTAACAAAAGCTTTAGAGTTAGTGGAACATATGAAGGTACAGGATTATTTGGTGAACAGTTATATGGTAAATCAAAACTTCCTTTAACAATAACAGAAGGCGAGTGCGATGCTATGTCTGTTGTAGATTTAGGAATAAAGTCTGCTGTTGTCTCTATTAAAAGAGGTTCAGCAGGCGCTGTCCGTGACATAAGAGACAGCATAGAATTTGTTGAATCTTTTGATAAAGTTATTATCTGTTTTGATAATGACAAAGCAGGCAGAAAAGCAGCACGAGATGTGGCAAGACTTTTAAAACCGGGCAAGGCTAAGATAATGCAGTTGCCTAATGGATATAAAGATGCCAATGATATGCTCAATAACAAAAGGTTTGCAGAGTTTACTAAGTCTTGGTTTGAAGCCAAGACTTATACACCTTCTGGTATATTAGAACTCTCAAGCAAGAAAGACAGTTGGCTTAAGCGAGAAATAAAAGAAAGCATTGCCTTTCCTTATGAAGGATTGAATCAAAAACTATACGGATTAAGGAAGAATGAATTGCTTACACTTACAGGTGGTACTGGACTCGGTAAAAGTTCTGTTGTTAGAGAGTTAGAACATTGGTTAATAAAACAAACCGATGATAACATTGGCATCATGGCACTTGAAGAAAACTGGCAGAGAACAGCAGATGGTATTGTATCTATTGAAGCAAACGATAGATTATATATAAACGAAATACGAGATAGATATCCAGAAGATAAACTTTCCGAATTGTTTGACAGCACTATACAAGAAGGTCGTGTATTTATACATGCGCATCTTGGTGTTAATGATATCGATGAAATATTTTCTAAGTTGAGATACATGATTATTGGGTGTGAATGTAAGTGGGTTATAATTGATCACCTTCATATGTTAGTGTCCTCGTTGACAGATACTGATGAAAGACGAGGGATTGATTTATTAATGACAAGACTTCGTAGTCTTGTGGAAGAGACAGGTGTTGGAATGATACTTGTTTCTCACTTACGTAGAGTAGGTGGTGATCAAGGACATGAAAGAGGCGTTCAAGTTTCTTTAAGTCATTTGAAAGGCTCTCAATCTATTGCACAATTATCAGATAGTGTGGTAGCTGTTGAAAGAAATCAACAAGCAGAGGATATAGCAGAAGCTAATACAACAATTGTTCGTGTTTTAAAGTCTAGATATACAGGGTATACAGGCTATGCCTGCTCTTTACTTTACGATGCAGACACCGGAAGATTAAGTGAATTAAGTAGTGAGGAGACATTTGAAAATGAAGACGTTTTATTCTAAAGTTACATTTGATATTGAATGTAACGGATTAAATCCCGATAAAATATGGTGTATTGTTATTAAAGAATATGAAGGAGACACACACATATTTAGATATGATAATGATAATATCCAAGAAGGTATTGACATGCTTATGCAAGCAGAGACTTTGATTGGTCACAATATAATAGGCTTTGATATTCCTGTATTGAACAAATTATACGGTATAGATTTATTTAAAGACAAAGAAATAATAGATACACTAACAATGTCTAGACTATTTAATCCTATAAGAGAAGGAGGACATGGCTTAGAGAGTTGGGGATACAGGTTAAAAATTTATAAAGGAGATCCGCCTGATGAGTGGGATGAGTTTGATCCTCGTATGATTCCTTATTGTGAGCAGGATGTTATTCTAAACGAAGCGCTGTATGATAAATTAGTTTCAGATGGTAGTGGTTTTAGTGATCAATCAATAGAAGTAGAACATGAGGTATCAAAAATACTACAACGACAAGAACAACATGGGTTTTTCTTTAATGAAAAGAAAGGCGCAGAGCTTCTTGCTATTCTTAAAACTAGAATGAGAGAAGTAGAAGATGAAGTTCATAAAGTGTTCAAGCCTAAATGGGTAGACGATAAGATTGTTAAGCCTTATATTAAAAAGGATGGCACACTATCTAAGAGAGGATTGACTGATGATGAATACGAAAAGGTTTTGAGTTCTGAAAACTATGAACCTTT